AAACCCCGTTGAAGGAAAGATACTCCAGAAGGATATCATAACTGATAATCCTTTGGGAGTTAAAATAATTGATTGTGCATCTTGGAAAACAGAGAGGGAGTGGGCTGATTATTACTTAAAGGAAAATCCACATTTTGATTATGTTCCTGGAAAGAGGTTCATTGTAGGTAACCCAGATAGTAATGATTATGGCCATTATGAGATTATATGGAAAAATGATTGGCAGATTATGCGATCACATGGTCTTAATTTATCCTTCTCATGGTTTAGATTTCCAAGGTTTGGATTTTCTAGGTTTGCACAACCTTTTGTTCGAGCTGGTGAAAAAGTGACAACCGGGTATCGTGCCTGGAAGTTGTGGTGTATTATGTATGAGTATCGATGGATATTAGCCGTATGTTTATGTATAATGGTTAGTGGTATTGGTGTTTATATGTGGTTTAAGAGGGACGAGGATGATGAGTTTGAAATACTCACACCTGAAGCCCCACCCACTGGCAAAAAAGCAAAAAAGCGTGATCGTCGTTATGTGTGGCACAATAAAAAATCTGGTGCCTATTATTGTTGGGATAACGATCAAGATGGTTATGCAAAATTAGAAACGAATGATTGGAATAGGGTTAAGAATAAATATGATTGGATATCTGAAAATTTTATTGATCCCGATCGGTTGTTGCAAGGAAAAAGTAATGGGCTTTTTAGTGGACACACTGGCACGAATGCATTAGCTTATATGATGGGTGATATTGGACCTAAAGTTGATGAATTAAATGCTGATGCTAATGTTAAACCATTAGTGGTAGTGGCGCCACAGCAGGTTCAAACACCTACTGAAGATAAGTTTATGGTTACAATACCGAAAATGTCTGTTATGGACATTAGTTCTATGTCTTCAAATCCAAATGATGTTAGAGCGGTAACCTATACACAGATAGAAGAGTATGTAAAAACTAGAATTGATCAGACTTTAAAGAATTTACCAGTTAATAATGTTGAACATTTACGACCTAATAGTTCTATAAATGATGTCCCTGATTTGTTCCCAGTGATGGGTTCGAATAAGGATGGCATAATTCAAACTACAGGGTTTTGTTTAAATGGTCAGGTTCTGGCGGCGCAGCATGGTGTTGCCAGTTCTACCTCTATTTCCGTGAAACATGATGGTAAACCTTTGCAGGTTGATGTTAAAACTTGCCGTATAATTCCTGGTCTCACTGAACATGTTGCGATTAAGGCTCCTGTTGGAGTTAAAAGTTCAAAAATGTTTAAGACTCGTCTTCCTATAGTTGGTGAGTCTGTTACTTTGTTTTGGTGTGATCAAGATGGAAAGGTTAAATGGACTGGTGGGATTGTTAAAGGTCGAGAAGTTTATCAAACTAAAGATCTTTTACATCCAGAGATAGTTTTATATACATGTACAAATAGTAGTATGTTTGGAGCTTGTGGTGGTATTTATAAAGCAAATAGTGATGGTGCTGTTGTTGGCATACATGGTGTTGGTGAGTCAAAAACTAGTGCTCTTGTTAAATTTCATGGTTTGCCAGAGAATTTTAATTCTATTATGCAAAATATATCAACGGTTCCAGCTGTTGAGTCCAAGGATTTGATTGATTGGTTCTCACCACTCATTCGTCATGCTACACCTGTTGGTGATGAGCATGAAAAGGCTATATCGACCACCGAGACAAAAAACTCGGATGGGCCGGTGGTGAGCCTTTAAATCACTACGGATATCCAATAACAATACGGGAAAAGATACATCCATCATCAGCTGTTTCGACTGAGTGTGCTTTGGATGTTGTCGGATCAGTCTATCGTATTTATAAGCCTAGACAAAACATGTACACTGACGAGTACGTTGGTGCGTGGTTGACTTATAATAATGATTCCGACAAATATCTAGATTATTATGTTATTGGAAAAAATACTACTATATCCCGAAAGTCTATATCCCGTTTTAATAAACCTCAGAATCCTTTTACAGAAATTGATGAACAGCTTTATCGTCTCTGTGCCCAAGCATTACCCCGAGAATTTCGATGCATTGGGGATAGTCGCCTCATGTCTTATGATGAGGTGCTATCAAAGTATGATTCTACAAAGAGTCCTGGTTATCCTTGGACTTTGCTATATCCAATTAAATATGATTTTTGGATGAGTGACAATCTTGAGCATTATGATAGGTATTGGTCTGCTCTTGCAACTGATACCCCTCTTAAAACTTTAACTTCTGTTTCTTGTAAGGAGGAGATTCGTGCTGCGGATAAGATACGCCTTGATAAGGGGCGCACTATTTTTGCGGTCGATGTCAATCATCTTGTGGCTTCTGGTGTTCTTATGATGGATCAAAATGAAAAATTGATTCGTTCTAATTTAGAATGTGCTAGTGCTCTTGGTCTCACGCTTTATCATGGTGGGACTCAAAGGTTGGCCAACTATTTGATGAAATGGGGTAATATAGCTAATATTTTTAGTGTCGATGGTAAGGAGTTTGATTCGACTTATAACAATGTTGCATTTGAGGAGGTTTACCGTTTTAGGTTTCAAATGCTTCGACATGATCTCCGACATGATTGTAATTGGAGGCGATTTTGGAATTTGATGCTCCAGATTCGTGAGACTCTTCTAGTTGATATTGATGGTGTGGTTTATTGGAAAAAAACCGGTAATTGTAGTGGTCAAGGAAATACCACACCTGATAATATATTTAAAGCGTTCCTCGATGGGTTTTGTTTGTGGTGCATGTGTGTGCCTGTTGAATTGCAATCCTGGTATGCGTATAAAGAGAATGTGCGAACAGTGCATTGTGGAGATGATTGGATATTCTCGGTTAATCCCGAGTATCTGGAAGTCTTCAATTTTAATACGATACAGGCTAATGCCCCTCGTTTGGGGATAACATTAGAATTCGAAAATAAAGAACCTGAGTTGTTCCAGAATTTAACTTTTATTGGACACAGGTTCAAACTTGTTGAGGTCCCTCGTACAAATCTTAAGGTTTGGGTTTCAGACATCGATTGTCGAAAGATGCGATGTTCCATGGTACATGGTTTTTCGGAAAATTCCACTAGGGGTACTGTTTACTCAACCCTTGAAAGGGCATGTGGTATAAGAAATGAAACTTTTATGTGTGTAGATTGTAGACAGTGGTTTAGTTCTATAATTTGCTTCCTAATGGATCAAGTTCGTGATGATAATTCAGAGCGGGCTAAATCTGTTAGGAGTTGTTACCTTACTGATGATCAGTTGTGGCAGATACATACTGGGTTGACGAATTGGGAGGTTAAAAAGCTCGGTGATTTATTCAATAGTACTACGGATCCGAGCTCTCAGGCGCCGTTGAATAAATTTAAAGAATGCCGAAACCTGCTAATCCAATCCAAAATCTTAAGAAGTTAGCCACTGAAGGCTACTCTGCAGCAAAAAAGATAGCTCGTGCGGAGAATAAAATTAATAATGAGTTATCAAAGGCTGTTGGCCTTAAAAAAGGGGCTGAGATTCCCCCATCCCGTTATGTACGTCGTGGGAAGGCCAAGAAACCAAATCAGAAAAAACGTATGCGTCGTACAAATACAGTGAATTTTCCTGATAAGGATACTATGGCCAAAACCTGTATCCATAAAAGGGAGTTTGTTACATTTGTTAATGGTTCTACCGGTGTTACAATTAATAGCCAACCGGTATCGATGCAAAATGCATTCATGTTTCCATGGGGGTCTTCTGTTCTCCCCCAGTATGAATTGTATCAATTAAAGAACTTGCATTTCCATTTTGAATCAACATATCCAAACATCACCACGGGAGGTTCCTTAGGTGTTATTGTTATGGGTATTGTGTATGATCCAGATGATCCAACCCTAGCTGATTTATCTACTATGTTAAATTATCAGGGGTTTCAAAATAGGAGAATTGATAAGTCATACACTATTCATTGGGATCCACGACATAATCCTTTGCCAGTTCGTTATATTTCTCATAATCCGAATGCAAATCCTTTTAATGATGCTGCTGTTTTTTATTGGGCTACCAATGGTAATCCCAATACTAATCAAATTGGTGAATTATGGGTTGAGTATGACATTGAGTTGTTCATACCCCGCCCATCTGTTGCACCAACATTTCAAGAATTTGCCTTAGTATCTGGTACAGCTGCTGCGGGTACTTATTGGTTTGCAGATTCTGCTCTTGGTTCCGGACAAGTTTATGGGCAGAATTATGCTACAATTACGCAGCGAACAGGTGCAAATCCCAAACTATCGTTTAATGTTCCTGGTTTTTATTTGGTTATTTTCCAAATGAATTTTAATAACACTGGTGCATCTGTCTTTGCAGCTGATGTTGGTGCTTTAACCAATTGTGTTTTAGTTAATGGCGCCATTCCTGATGCCTTTAATTCAGTGACTATGTCAACGACGTCTGGCTCAGTTGGAGATGAGACTGGTACTGCGACGTCAACAATTTTTATTGATGCGTCCTCAAATTATGTGCAAGGCAATACCACTTATATAGCTGGTGCTCACTTTACAGTGGCAGGCGGTGGGACTCCTATTACCGGTTCAAATCATGGTATATGGATTATTAAAGTTCCCAAGCCTATTGCCCAAATCCCTCCGCAGTTGCCGGAAATTACAAAACTGCAGAAGGATGTGGATGAGCTGAAGCATATGCTTGAATTTGGGATTGTTTCGAGAAGTGATCGGGAGGATTGTGTGACAACTCCTATCTTGAATCATCCGCCGACCCCAGCTCCATATTTTAATAATTGGGTCGGTTCTAAATCACAGTCACACAAATAATACGTAAATTAATCATCGTACTTGACTAGTTCTTTCGGTGTGCATATTGTTAATGCACATGTCTGTTTCTTCGATAGCAACCTTGAGATGATCTTCGCTCGGTCTATACCTCTTAGAGACCCTTTTTGGGGTTTTAGTATTCTATATACTGGGTGTGCCACTTTTGTGGACATTCGAGAAAAACATGTTTTTACATGGGTGTGAGAAAACTGACTGATATCAACGGAGTGACTCATTGTACGTATATGTTATGTTGTGCTTTTTGTTTATTTTTTAGTGCAAATCTATTAGGTTTTTCCTTAATAT